TATCTTAATAAATTGCCGGGATTAAATGTCCCGCCTGTGACAGTAAATGTTGCAGTTGCAGCCGTTCCTCCTGCCGTTCCTCCTGTTATGTCAAACGATGTTCTTGATCTGGCTTCAATCCAATCTTTAATTCGGTTTGCGGGATCAGTTCCTCCAGCATATTCATTCCAGTAATGATAAATTGCACCACCCGAAAATTGAACGGCAGCGTATGGTTCCCCGCTAAAAAAATCAACACCGAGAACTTCTGTCATAACTTCACTCGAAATTGCACTTGGCGGTTGAAACCGAATATAGTTGACGTTAGCTGGCACACCAGCCATTGATGGTGCTGAAGCTGAACCAAAAACATAAATTTGACCTCCTGCTGATGCTAATCCATGTGTTCCAGATGGCAGGGTTGCATACGTTACAAATGCTTTCCGCTTCTCTATCTCACCACCCCTGGAAATATGGCAGTTTGTGAGTGTCCTAGCTGAACCCGGAATTGAAGTTATTACTGTCCTCCGTGTATCTAGTCCTGCCCTGAAATCTTCTACTAAAACGTATGGCATTTATGAAACTCTTGCTATTAATACTGGCCCCCTTGGTTGATAACCTACTGGTTCCTCTGCACCAAAAACTATTGATGGAGACTTTGAAAGTCTCGCTTTTATCCGTTGATAATGTTGTTGGGCTTGTTGCATTTTTATTTGTGCATCAGGGCTTTTTTGTCTTGCCAATAATTCCCCTGCTGCAAAAAGCACAATCAATTGATCATCTAAATCAGCCGTATCTGTTTTTGCAGACAGGGCATTTAGATTTTTAATACCCTCTAATCTCAGTAGACCTTCTTTCGTTGTTGCCGATCCATTGTTTGACGGCACAGGCCAGACTTCAATCTGTCCTGCAACAGTTCCATACGCATCATATCTCATAATAGGCCATGATCGTACATCAAGATCAGAATCGTGTTGATTGTAATGCCCTGCATTAATTCCAAAATCTACCCTACCCCAATGGTTCCCCCACCTGAAACTAGCATTTTCAATTCGTTCCAGAGTGAGGGTTGAAGGAATATCGTAATACCTCTGACCTGCTTGCATGACAATATCAGATTCTATTCTCAGGAAACTCCATGCAAAATCTTCCCACAAGCGTCTTTGCACCCTGTTCAATAATTTCAGTAGCATTGTCTCAGTTGCCTGACCAAAGTTTGCGGCAATTGAGTGTCCTGCTTCAGCTCTTAAATCATCCAACAAAATTTGGAGAGTGGTATTTCTAGCCATTAATCCTCTTCTTCAGATTTCTTTTCAAATTTTCCAATTGGTTTTGCACCTTCTTCCATCAAATTAGGATCAATATTTACTTCCTTAATATCCATAGGTAACTCACCAAATTGACCAAATATTTCTATAACTTTTTCGTCCGAGAATGTTTTTCCTAAACGATATCTTTCGCTCTCCGAGTCATACTTTTCTTTACCTGTCAAGCAAATATTTGTGATTGATGTTGGCAAATGCACATATCTTAGAATTACTAATTCTGGGATTGTAACTCCATTCTTTACAACCACTTGTCCTAAGTCACCGCCCAGAGCCACATTACAACGATATACATTTTTCATAATATTTTATTATTAGAGTGAAGCAGCCCCCGAAGGAGCTGCTAATTTAAGTCAGGATTTACGTTATTTCGTAAACTCCGTGACAGTTTAATTGAGAAGCACAAAGAACAGCGGTAGTCGTGATCGCACGATAGATAACATAACTATCATGTGGTCTTGCTGGAGAGTGCCTTGCCATTTTCTCACCATCCATATAATGCAAATACATTTTGCTAGGATCAATGATATAACAGCGTTTGTCAGGGTTTTTACCAGAGATTGTCAGGTCATCAAGAGCAGGATCATACTGGAACTTAATTCCTCCATAATGAATCTCACCCATGCTGATGTCCGTGGATTTACCACTTCCAGACCAACCTGTTTGTGTAAAGTTACCCTTGTTTTTCAGCTCTGTTCCAAGCTGATCAAGAAATATGCTTCCGCATACTGCAATGGAGGGTCTTCCTCCAAATCTACGGAGCTGCCGTATTTCTGTGTGAAGAGTGTCAATCAACACTTGCCCTGTTGCTGTTGCAGCAATTGCAAGTGATGCCTTGTTTCTCCACCAAGTATTAGACACAGTTGAAAGTCCTCCAACTGTAGTACCTGTTGCAGAAGGGACATCAACAATTATGGAACGGATTCCTGCCAATGCTTTCGCATCGCCTGTTCCGTCACCATACAGAAGTGTATTCATTCCTCTGGAATAACCCTCTGCCATGTCCTCTAACTTATCGTCAAGAAGATTAGCAAGTGCGTGTTGCTCACGCCCTGACATGGATGAAGTTGACTCGCCAGTTGTTGAATCAGAAACGGAAATTCCGTCATGCTTCAACTCTGTGAGTGTCACACTAATACCTGTGTGATGTTCTTTCCAAGGATAGTTTACTCTTTGGATGTTCGCAGGATTTGCGTATGTGACTGTATCAGTCGCTACGTATCCGGTAACTCCAGAAGTATAGACTCCCTTGACTGCGAGCGAAACATTTCCTTTGCCGCCCGGCATTGTCTTTGAATTTTTTTCCATTGCTGCCAACAATGGTTTATCTTCTAAGAGAGAAGATTGAATCTTTCCCTTATCGATATAATAGTCTAGCGCAGCATTGGCTACGTTAGCTAATTGGGCAGTTGTAAGTGCTGCCATAATAACTCCTTATATATAGTGGAGTTATGCTTCCATTTGCAGAGCTTGAGAAACTATATCCCTCATATTAGTAGGCTCTGCAATTGGTACTCCACCAAGTTTACCTTTTGTGGTAGACTTCAGCGGTTGTTTCGTTGGTTGTCTCGACTTAAATCTCTCATTGATTGTATCATAAGCATCATTTGCGATACTCAATACATCTTCTGGTGACTTAGGTTTCCCACGCTCAGAAACTAACGCTGAAATTCTATCGTTAAATTCCTCTTGCTTGAGAGAAAAATCCGGGTCATTTGCTAAAGTAGTCTCACCCCAAGTTTTAATTGTGTCAGACAGTCTTTCCTCACTTGCAGATTGCGTTGCATTTGAGAATCGTTTTTGACTATGCTGTCGCATTGATCGTTCACGACTTAAACTTGCCCTTGCTTGAGACAATTCTTTAGCTGCATCTTCGTCCAGAAAGCCGTCATCGACTTTTGACTGAATATCTTCTGGCAAATTCTGTCCAGTTAATTTACCAATATTATCCATGTGTCCTTGTAAGCGTTTATAACCTTCTTCTGGATTATTCCGCAACATAGCCATGAGCTTAAAACCTTCAACTGCATCTTTTGCAGTTAAATTATTCAGCTCAATAAAATCGGTAATTTTTTTATACTGTTCAGAATCGGTTTGATATTTAGTCGCAAGTTCTTTTTGCTCATTCTTATCGGCAATGAGTTTTCGGAATCTTGGATGCGTATGGAATGGTACGTCAGAATAATCCTCAGATTCAGCTTCCGCTGTCTCCTCAGATTTAACCTCCATAACTTCTTCCGGTTCTTCTTGTAAAACTTTTTCGTCAGCCTGTTGGACTTCTTCTTCAACCGGAAGTGCATCTTGCACTACCGATAACAGACTTTCTTCAGTTTCCACAGCATCAGACGATGATGCCTCAGTTTCGTCAATTTGTGCTTCAGTAGTTTCAGAGGACGAATCTTCAACTATTTGTTCTTCAGCTTCCATAAATAACGTCCTAGTTTAATGTTGGTTGTTGGTTCCCAAGTTCAGGAGGTTTCCTCCGTCTTGGATTTGGGGCATTATTACCCCCTTGTCTTCCCTGAGATTCAGGACTTCCTTTTCCTCTCCGAGTGTTTGGATTCCCACCTTGTGCCATGTTTTGGGCTACAATACTTGGGATGTTCTTTGCAAGTGCTTCTGACACATCCATTTTATCATCGAGTCTATGCAACAATTCTTTTGCAAGAAATTTTGGATCGATACCGGGAATTTGGAGCAAGAATGGAATGATTCTTTCTATATTCTGTAATTCGGCAGCTTTGTTTGGTTTACCTGTACTACCCGCTTCAATTTCCAAGTAAATTTCATTCAGGATATCTTCTCTTAAAAACTCAGGCCAGACTGCTCCTGCACCTACGATTTTCATTACTTCTTCTTTACCCATTTCAAGCAATAAGACTTGTCCGGCAGCTCTCGTTATTTCTGACATGAAACTATCAAGATCATCAATATTAGCACCGATAGCACTCATCCTACTCGATTCAGCAATGCTAGTTTCAGTAGCAGTGCCTTTTGATACCTGACCAAAATTAGCCTCTTGCTGACCGACAACTAACTGGACATCATCAAATATGGTTCGGACCTCATACAAATTAGGATCAATACCTATCTGCCGTATTGGTTGCAGGACATCATCCACCTTCTGACCTACCGCTAAAGCTTGTAATTCCAAGACTGCATTAGCTGGTGGATCACGCAACTTTTCCTTATCCTCCTCTTCAAGCATCCCGGCTGGTGCAGCATATTTGGGTCTGTTTGCTCGTCTATGCTCTCTCAATCCTTGCCTTGCACGATTGTACTCATGCTGCATTGGCATCAAGAGTTTTATGTCAGAGGGTGGATATAAATGGTCCTTGTGTTCTATCTCATTGAATGTAAGTGAGAAGAAAGGCCAGAAAGTTTCCAATTTAACAGGGGGAGCTTCAGGCTCTTCCAGAAAATCTTCGTGTCCATCGCATACTACATATCTAAGACCAGAGTTTTTATCGTAAATCTCCCAGACTAAAGCAAGACCTTCACGCATATTCTCTGCGGTCATTCCATCAAAAAGCTCTGTACGATATTTATAATTTGCCCTTGTAGATATTTCCTTGCCTTTAATATCGTACTGAAGATAATTCTCCTGAATATCTACATCATAAATCTCTTTCACTTCTTCAGGACTTAAAAATAATTCGTGTGCAACCCAAGTTGCCCCCATGAATCCTCGAAGCTGTCTGCACATTGGGTCTATAATTATTGAATCACATTCTGGGAAATCAAATACCAGACCTTCCTGAATTGTTACTAATGGTTCTTTCTGCAAGGAATCCATACTAAGAAGAAGCTCTTCCATTTGAGCATCAACCTCAGTAATATCCCCCTTTTGTGCTTCCTGAGTCAGTCTTCTTATATGATCAATTTGTGCTTGCACATCAGACATTTTTGCTGAGATTTCTGGAAGCCGATCCATTTCTCTTTGATACCCGACCTTGACAAATCCTACAGACGTTGTAATCACTCGCCTGACCAGGGACTTCATCTGGCTCTTGAAAGTTGGCTGTTGTTCAGACATATAATAACTGAATAACAACTCAAGACTTTCGGCAACTTTATCCAGCATTTTCCTACCCTGCTGGACAGACTCATAATCCTGCACTATCTGCACATCCTGTGGATTTGGTGGCATCTGCTTCATTGCAGCAGCTTGTATTTTTGAATATGCTTCTGTTAATGATTTTTCATCGCCATCCCAGAATTTATAATCTAAGCGTTTCCGTCTGGAAGCAACACATTTGGGGTTCTTGCTGTACAGCGCAGCGGTCCTCTGGTGAACGTGTCTATGGAGGATGTTTGCAACATAGTGTTCCTTATTCCAGCCCTTGTCTGAGTACCCACGAAAAACTGCCTCCATGTCTTCATGCATCTGGTCAAATGCTTTTTTATGATATTGTTTTGCAGACTTGACCTTCCCCTGAAGCTGAGAAACCAGAGCTTTCCGTCTTTCAGAAACCTCTTTTTCTTCCTCCTCAACTACTTCTACAGATACTGCCTGTTCAATCCCTATTTCCATTTACCATCCGCTAGTTTGTGAAAGTGATAATTCTCTTTGTCTTATTTGTGCATCCCATTTGATCCAAGCCATTGTGCCTGTTTTAGGAAAATTACTATTTGCTTTTATGCCGTGAGGTGATCTTAATTCACCCAACCCCATTCCAATCCAACTTAAAGTATCCACGAAATCGTCATGGCGGCTGTTTGGAAATTTCAATACCTCATCTACTGCCTTACCACTCCAAGGACTGACTTTTGGGAAAAACACCTTCTTCATTGCCATTCGCCCAACAATCGACTGCGCCCTTTGGACTTTGTTTGCAACTGGTGTTACTTCCTGAATTCTGCAATGAGTGGAAGTTTCATACATTCGCTTACGCAAAAATGGACCAATTGCCTTTGTTATATGCCCCTTTTCTGCCCACCAAATTAAAGGCTTATGCTTTGTCATAAACCCCAACATTGCCTTAACTACAACATCTGTAGGCTGTCTTGCCCAGTAACAATCTAACAAATATATATCATCTTCCTCATCAACTCCTACAATCAAAAGACAGGTTAGATCGTGCCTTGTCTTGTCAGTTCCAACAGCATGGTCTGAAGCAGCATAGATTTTTAAGTTCTTTGGTAAATTACTTCTCTCATAATACTGAATATTCTCTCGCTGAAATAAATCTCCGTCTTCCGGGCTGGGCTTCTGCTGGTAAAGAGCAGAAAATCCTCTTGGGTCTAAGTTTCTTTGTGCTTCCAAGAAATCCTTATTGAATCTCTCAGGCCAGAGTACCTCACCCTCCTCTCGTTTTAGTGGATCATTATCCCCTGCAAATGCTGGCAAGTTGATTATTTTCCATTTACTGCACTCCTCTTCAGTAAAATGAGGATTGCTAGGATCAGTTAATCTACCTACTAAATCATCTTCGTGCCACCGAGTTGTTACTATTACCACCTTTGATCGTTCCGTCATAAGACGAGTCATAAATACTTGCGTAAACCAACTCCACAAATTTTCTCTAAGCGTTGGAGACATAGCCTCCACACTATCTTTAATCGGATCATCAACAACGAGAATATCTCCACCACGACCAGTAATAGAACCACCACGACCAACAAACACTGCCATACCACCATTATCAGTCTGAACCCTACTTTTGGAAGCACCCCCTTGACGGAATTTAAAACCAGGGAAAACCTGTTGAAATTGCGGAGTTTCCATGATTGCTCTACAATCCGATCCAAAATCTTGTGCAAAATCTTCATTATATGTCGCAAAAATGATGGATTTATATGGGTTTTTTCCCATGATCCAAGGGATGAATCTTCGTGAGATCATCTCCGATTTTCCATGTCTAGGCGGTAGCGTTACTATCAGCCTTTTTATCTTCCCCTTTGCTACCTGCTCTAATGCCTTTGCAATTGCCCTGTGATGTTTTGCATCTTCAAATATTGATTTCCCAATATTGTTCGGCTCATTAACTTTTGGCATTGTGAACTTAACAAACTTTAAGAAATCTTCCTTACATTCAAGTGCGAGTTTCTGTCTTTTTGCTGCTTGAAGTTGCCTGTCAATTTCCTCTAGCTTACTTAGTTCTTCTGCCATTTAATTTTTCTTCTCTCACCTTAACTAAAAACCCTCTGTATCCGTCTTTCGTTTTGTACTCTAGTAATATCTCCACTAGATATAACTTTAATCTTCTTACCCTAACTTCCCTAACTTCCACTTGTTGCAGTGTAATTTTACAAGGACAGCTAATTCTGCCGATTCTTTTGGAGACATACTACGAATAAAACTTTCATTATCAAATCTTGTTCTCATTACATCAATCGCACAATCGCAAATCGGGTAGTATGTAAGTTGTGGTACTCCTGCCATCTGCTGGGCTGCTGAACACATCTGCCACAGTTCCCGTATGTGTTCCGTTGGAAAATTTCCACTGAACTTTTTCGATGTCACAGCAGTTGTAGGGAAGAGCAAAGTCAGGCTCAAAAACACACTCAATATCAGAATCTTCAAGTTCAAAGGAAATCTCCATAGATAAGTTAAGCGTATGACCAAATTCTTCGAGTTGGTGTTCGTTTTAAATCTAGATGTACAAATTTTTCTTTACGTTGGCTGATTCCGACTCCTACAAATCCCAGCCGAATTGCGGCTTCCACGATTATTAATGCTTTTTCGCCCCTACAGGAAATATCAATTGCCAAGCCCTCCATGTGACTTGAATTGGGGTGGCCCCCTACAGATTTATTCCAAGCCGGGCATCTGTAACCACTTGATATCTTAATAGGAAAGTCAACTTCGTCCCTCAGTTTCTGGAGCAGGGAGACCATTTCATCCTGACATTTATTTTCTCCACAATGATTACAAGCAAGTTCTTTTTCTGTAAAATTTTTACACGCCAACATAGTTAT